ATAATATTCCTGATAATATTCCTGATAATATTCCTGATAATATTCCTGATAATATTCCTGATAATATTCCTGATAATTTGTTAAAATACGTTATGAATCATAATCAATATTTGAAATCCTCTGAAATATATATCTGAAAACATCTGAAATCCTCTGAAATATAACTATTAAAATTGATTTAATAATTTATATTAATTTTTTTATTAATAAAAAATGAATTGCACATTAACACCGAAAGAGTTTATTGGTGGTGAAATATTTACAATTGTATCCAATTTTGAAGATACCATTGTAACAGTTTTATCGTATGTGACTAAAAAAAATGGTGTTTATTCGCTACATATTAAAGGTGATTATCCTAGAGGATCGGGTCGTATTATTACTATAGGCAACGATGTAATGGATATTTCAATTGATGAAATGTTTACAATAGCTTTTAAATGTATTGATGAATATGTTCCATTTCTAATTATGAAAGATTATCCTCTTTCGTTGAAAAAACTCAAAGCGGATAAAATCAAAGCGGATAAAGCAGATAAAATCAAATAAAGGCAGATAATCAATAAATATAATTTCAATATAAAAAAAACGTATCCAATTTAATATATGGATGAACCACTTGTAGGCACAAGAGAACAAAATTATAGATTTTTTTATGTTGCATCTGGTGCAGCGGTGTCAAGTTTAGTTATTCTATTGGTAATCACTGGTTATACCGCGTACATTTCAACTATGGCTGGAAATTTAATAGTAGATATGAACGAGGTAATTGGCGATTTTCAAATAATTATACCTGATATAAAATCATCTTTAAAACTTTTAGAGACCATTTGCGATCATGAAAATTTTACCAAAGCTTATGGTGATATTTGTTATACATCTATAGCACCTTCTATGAATTGATTTGGAAAAATATTTTAATTTTTTTTCTTGCGTTTTCTCCTTTTCTTTTTAGTTTTTCTTTTACGCTTTTTACTCTTTTTACTCTTTTTACGCTTTTTGCTCTTTTTACGCTTTTTACGCTTTTTACGCTTTTTACTCTTTTTACGCGCGCCTCCATCTTTCTTTTTTGATTTTTGTTTTTGCCTTTTTTTTATTCGGGCTTTCAGACGAACAATAGCTTCTCTATCTAGGTCCGAATTATCTGTTGATTTTACTCTTTGCCTTTTTAATCGGTTATCGCTACCATTATTATAGGAGATCATTTCGGCATGTTCGTTTGCTATTATCATGTCTTGTGCGGTATCACGTTGCGGTCCAGCATGAAAGCTTTTTACTGGTAGTCGTGGATTGGTTGCTACTTTATACAGCCGCGGTACTTCTTCATTATCCATTATACATTATATAAATATTATTTAAAACTTAATTTTAAAACTTAATTTTAAAACCATGGAAGAAATATTGGCAAATTAAGTTTCAAAAATATAAATACCAATGGCAAGTCATAAATTGATTTTAATAAACTATTTTAGTAGTATAAAAATACACAATATATCTAAACATTATAAAAAAAATATCTGCAATTACTTCTCAAAGTCGTGGTGTTCGTCACTGAAAATATGTTAAAAAGTTCAGAAGGAAAGCTAAACGCATGGATTTCTCTACAATCAACCGTAATCCTGAAACGTGTGTTATGTCCGTATGCTCTCAAGAGCGTTTGATCAGGACGAATTTAGATTAAACAATACCGGAGAACAATGTGCTATTTCGTCATTAATATTGCCAATATCTCCTAATAAGAATTCTTTCAAAAAGGTGCTATGGGATACTATGCAAATGTTTTTTTCTGGTCGTTCTCTCAGAATTTGTTTGAAATGATCTGAACGCTCTTTTAAATCAAATAAAGTTTCTATTTCGGGTGAATCTTTCCAATATGTGGATTCTTCCGGGATATTGCTAAAATCTACATTAGGATATCTCACTTTTAATTCAATTTTATTTGATCTGTGATTACATTCGTCTATAGCTTGAGGATATTCCATAATGTCGTCGTTGGCTATCATTTTTGTATTTTGAAAAATATTGTGAGCTGTTTGTAAAGTACGCGTTAAAGGTGAAACGAAGACAATTTCAATGTCATTCTTTTCTTTCCAAGATTTACTCAATTCTTTTGATTGTTGATGACCTTCTTCTAGTAAACAAGTATCTCTATATATGGGTAAAGTATATGCTTCGGTTCCTATTTGTTTGAATAATAAATTATGTAATGCCGTTCCGTGTCTAATGCACCAAATGTTTTTCATTTAACTTTTAAAAAAGTTTATCAAAACAACTTTAAACTTTTTTTAAAAGAACTTTTAACTTTTAAAAAAAGTTTATCAAAAGAACTTTTAAAAAAAGTTTATCAAAAGTTCTGTTTTGTCTAACTTTTTTAAAAAGTTAATCAAAAGTTCTGTTTTGTCTAACTTTTTTAAAAAGTTAAAAGTTTATCAAAAGTTCTGTTTTGTCTAACTTTTTTAAAAAGTTAAAAGTTTATTTGGTACTCGTTTTCTTTATGGAAATCTTTTTTTATAGTTTTCCATAAATTCAGGTATATTAATTTGTTTTTTTTTCTTCTTTCGCCAGATTCTCCACCTAAAATCACACCCATATGGCTGTTCAAGTTCATTTTATCTGCGTTTTTACTCCACTCGTGATACACATTCATTATTTTTCGTTGAATTTTCCTCACCATGTCTGATAAATCTTCTTCGGTAAATACAGACCACGTATCTTTCCAACAATATATTTGTTTTGTTTGCTCCCAGGCTACAAAATAACATTCATTTTTCGTGCAAAAATCTTCAATGATTTTACTGTACCCACCAATATACCCGGATTGAAATAAATATATTAAATGGTCTTCTGTTGGAATAATATTATCCTGTGCATTTTTTAGGTGTGGTGTTTCATTACCATGAATTTTCAACCACTCTAAAATGGTGATATTTTGTTTTTTTTTGAATGTTTTTTGTTCCAATCGCTTAATCTTTTTCTTTAATCTTTTATTTTCGTTTTGTAATTGCAAAACCATTTTATAAATAGCATTTAAACTGGGAGTTACTTCAAACTTATTATTTTGAATATTATTAATATTTTGACATTTAAGCATGTGTTCTTTTTCGTTGCAATGTTCGCATAATTTTAAATTACAGTAAGAACACATTGGCATTTTTCAAAATATAAAATGATTTTTATTTTGAAATCAATTTATAATATTTTTATAATATTTTTATAATATTTTTATAATATTTTTATAATATTTTTATAATATTTTTATTATATATAATGTCCTTCCCACGTTTGGTATGTAATGGATTTACTTTAACCAAAAAAAATCCCAAAACTAATCAAAAGCAATACAGTGTATCTTCTTCATCATATTTAGATAGCAAAAAAGCATTGGCTGTAATAGGTCCAAGTGGTAATATGATGTTGGCTCAAAATCAAGCAACTCCTGTGGGAAAATGCGTTTCGCATGTTGGTGGACCCGGAGACAAGATTCCCGCGTTGGAAACATATGGTCTTGTTAGAGCCGCTCGCACAAATGACAAAGTTGGTGTGGATGTGAAACATGGTAGTTACGCGAGATATTTGGCTAGAAAGCGTGGTTGGAATATAGTTAAACTGGAATGCGACTAAGCACCTTAAACTCTAAATCGTACCTTTTTTTTCTTGCATCCAATGCTTTTTTGTATCTTACTAATATCGCTAATAACATCTGAGGTGGATGTTGAAAATAGGAATGGTAATAACGCGTGTATAACGGCTTTTAATGATGCAAAAAATAACATAAATGCGAATTTCAATGAATAATACAAATGTTTAAAATATCCCATGCCATTTGAATTTGGATGTTTTGTTAAAAAATTAAAGATCATTTGAGTATAATATATTGATATATTAAATTTCTGAATTAATGTTTTGAATATAATAAACATTAGTTGTTTTCTTTTCTGTACAAATGCAATAGCTTGATAATTTTAATTTTTTGGATATACCTGAATATGATATTTTTAATTCTTTTTCAATGTCTCTTAATGATTTATACAATTTAGACTCATTGTTATAATCAATAACTAAATATTTATATTCTTGAATATAATTCATCATTTTTACTTTATTTTTGTCTATTATAAAATCCCTTTTATCTTTATCATCCATGGTTATAATGATTTATTGAATAATTTTTAAACATTTTATATATATATATGTTAAAACGACAATCTAATTTTTTGATTGTTTCGTTGCTAATATTTGCATTTATATTTTCTAGTTATATGTCTCGTTTAAAAACAAATCCTGAAATAAGTGGTAAGGTTATTAAAGGTACTGGTCAAACATCGTTATATGGCTATCCTACTGCGAATATGGTAATAAATACTACACTTGATAATGGTATTTATGTTGGTAAATCGCAATATGGCGATGTTACAATATATAGCGAGGATAATTTTTGTGTGAAATGTCATATTCATAATTTTAAAGATAACATTATTGGGAAAATATTGAAGATATATGATGTGGTGTTAGAGGTTTAATTATCCAGCGCCAAGTTGGCCATTTCATCTGCCCGTTTATTAAATTCTCTACGTACATGGTTAAACGTAATTTTCTTGAAAAATTCATGTGTAATATGTTTTTTGATCTCCAAATAGATGGGTTTTAACGTTTCACTTTTAATTTTCCAATTTCCATTAACTTGTTCAATTGCTAATTTAGAATCGCCATATACATTTACCTCTTTAATGTTATATTTTATGCAAATTTTTATACCAGCCAATAATGCTTGATATTCTGCATAATTATTCGTGGCAACTCCAATTGCTTTTTTATAGGTTATTTTTTCTTCTTTTTTACTGTTGTAAATTACACCGCCAATGGATGATGGTCCCGGGTTACCTCTGCATGCGCCGTCAAAATACATTGAATACATATATAATATATTGATACAAATTTAATTTTAAATTAATTTTGTATCAATTTTAAAAGATTTAATAATATATAATATTCTTTTGATGTACCTAGATGCATCAAAAGAATATTATATAATATATATATGAACTCATTTAATTTAAATATTAATAATTATTCAATTGATGAATTGAAATTATTGATAAAATTGCCAGAAATATATGATTTTACAATGATTAAAATAAAAATAGATGAAATAAAAAAAAATATTTTAGATATAAAATTGCAAAAAAAAGATAATCGTATTTTTTTTGCTTTTTTGAATAATATTCAAAGTATTTTGATAATTGATTTTGAATCAGCGAACAATAAAATAAAAATGAATGAAATGAACAAAAATTATTCACGTTTGGTAAAAGAAATGGTGGAATTAAAGGGGGAAGATTTAAAGGAGAAATATTTAAAGGAAAAAAGAGATTAAAAGAAAGACATACAATAAATATATGGTTTTTTATCAAATAGATAAAACACAATTACCGATAATAAAAATTAAATTTATAGGCAAAGTAAATAATAAAGAACTTGATTTATTTTTAAACGAATGGTCTTCTTTTTATGGTGATGGGGGCAATTTTTATCTGTTTTTTGATATGACAGAAATGTTAACACCTAATATTAAAATGGTTATAAAATTAGCAAAATTTATTAATTCAACAAAAGATCATAATCCACAATATTTAAAAAAAAGTATTCTAATAATGAACGATGTATTTATTTTAAAAAAAATGGTTAATGTGGTTTTTAAAATAACAGCCCCTGTTACACCTTTATATATTTACTGGAAACATAAATATGAATTAAACATAAACAATGATACTATACAAAACATTTTTGAAACACAAAATAGTAAATTCCAAATAATTAAACCGTAAATGACACTGCAAATTATGTCCAGTATATATATAATGGGTGCAGGAATTCTACCAGTAGCTTATCATAATGGATCTTTTTATTTCTTGTTTTCAAGAGAGCATCGTAAACAAGATTGGCGTGATTTTGGCGGGACAACTGAAAAAAATGAGACAATTAAACAGACTGCTATAAGGGAAGCGTTTGAAGAATCCGATGGGATTTTAGGAACACGTCTCAATGTAAAAAAGCTACTAGAAAAAAACACGTTTTATAAAGTCAAAACAAAAACATATTTCGTATATGTGGTTAATATACCATATGACAAAACACTTCCAAAAAAATTTAAGAAAAGATTTGATAAAATAGCTAAGTCAACTCCTGAAAAAATAGCAACAAATGGTTTATATGAAAAGGATAAATTAATGTGGATCAAATTGGAAAACGTACCAAAACATATGGATAAATTTAAACCATGGTATAAAAAAATAGTTAAGAAGATACTTGTAGCATTTAATAAATTCAATAAAAATTAATATCAGTATTATCTATATGTTCCATTACACAAATTCAATAACAAACAACAAAATAGATACTTATGTTTATATATCATGCACGAATTTTGATAAAAATATCAAAACAATAGAAAAAAATTTCAAATTTAAGTTTCCAAAGAAATTCTACTCTTATTTTAAAGGTGAGACGAATAAATTTACCAAATTTTTTATAAAAGATAAGATGTTTATTATAGGTAAAATTAATGAAAAGAAATGTTTATTTAAAGATGTTGACACTATTTTAAAAAAAATATGTTATTTGATAAAAAACGACAAAAAAATAGTTAATGCTCAGTTTTTTTTAATACCTATTAAAGAATTTATTAGGCAGCAGGTTTTGCGAATTGTATATTATATGTATTCTTTTGATAAACATAAGACTAAAAAAACCGCACTAAAAAAAAGTATCTATTTGTGTTCGGTGAATAAATTAAAACCTTTGATATTGAATTCAATAAACGAGGCTCATATTATAAATGATATGAGAGATATGGTTAATGAACCTGGTAATGTAATGACTTCTACCAATTTTGTAAAATTTGTAAAACAAAATAATAAATCATTAAAGATACAATTATTGGGGAAAAAGCAACTTGAGAAGGAAAAATTGAACTTAATTTTATCTGTGAATCAGGGAAGTTTGAATGAACCATATTTGTTAATTGTGAAGTGGTTACCTGTTAAAAAACAGAAGCCTATCGTTTTAGTTGGGAAGGGTGTCACGTTTGATACCGGTGGTACTAATATAAAACGAGGGGATTTTCATGATATGAAAACAGATATGACGGGGGCAAGTGTCGTATTTTCATTATTACGATTGTGCGCTTTGAATAAATTAAAGAAAAATGTGATATGTATTATCCCGTTGGTTGAAAATATGGTGGGATCATCTGCAACTAGACCGGGTGATGTAGTTACCAGTTATAGTAAACAAACGGTTGAGATAATGGACACTGATGCGGAAGGTCGTTTAATTATGGCGGATGCTTTATCATATTCTGCAAAATTCAAACCATCTTACATAATTGATGTTGCCACATTAACTGGACAAGCCGGGGCTATATTTAATAATCTTTCCATAGTAATTATGGGAAATAATAACACATTATTAAAAACATTTGAAAATATTGGTGCAATTACGAATGAAAAAATTTGGCAATTACCAATGTGGTCGGAATATAATAAATTACTGGATTCAAGCGTCGCTGATATAAAAAACGCAGGTAATGCTGCGGCGGGTACAATTTTGGGTGGGGTTTTTTTAAGTAAATTCATACCGAAAAAAATAAAATGGATGCATGTTGATATAGCGGGTGTCTCGTTCTTTGAAAATGACATTAATATAAATGGTGCAACCGGAGCATCCATTATTTCACTATTTGAATTGTTGAAAGAAATGAAGAATTAAATCCGAGAGAATTTTGAAATAAAAAAGAAATTGATTTCAAAATTCTCTCGGAGTTATTTTCTATAAAAGAATTTCAAATGATTCAAATAGGTACCGTGCGTTTTAGTTCGGATACATGGACAGAAAACAAACAATGGCGTTCTGAAAATAACTGGAAAGGGTGTATTTATGGTTTAGATAAACAAGTTTCCGAATCAGTTCCATACGGTTCTTCAATACATGTGATTGAAATGAATAATACAACGAATCAAATTATGGGAATCGGGAAAATAAAATATATATTTTTGTCTGAAAATCGGGAAAAAATATATAAAAATGAAAATTATAATCGTTTTGTTTACAAAAATGTGCTAAGAGTTGATAGAAAAGAACTACTTGATCTCAATTCGGAGCTCATCGCGGATATTGAGAAGATATTATTTAAAGGATCGCGGCATTTTAAACGTGGACATGGTATAATTATGATACCTCATAATAGATTTGGTATCATTTATAGAAAAAAACAAAGGAAAAGAGTTCAGTGCGCAAAATGTGGTCAACATGGCCATAATTCGCGAAGTTGTTTGAAAGAAGTAAGAGAGAAACCTGTGGATAAACCAAGTGAGAAAAAAAAATGTATTACATGTGGTAAATATGATAAGGGACATATATGCACCGGTTTTCAAAAAGATGAAAATAAGATTAATAATATTTTAAGATTTATACAGGGGTTATTTTAAACAAAATTGTGGACGGGTGGTATAGCTATTGCAATTATTTTTTTAACAAATGAACAATCTTTTTTAATTGTAATTGCATTTTCAAATGAATTTTCATAAAATAATTCGTTTACTGGTACAATATCCATTTCCCATAATTTCCAATCTTTTGATTTACTGTGTACCCAAATAGTTCTTGGTGTGGTCTGTAAAACATATCTACGACTTCTCAAATATTCCGAAGCATCACCTGATTCAATCATATATTGATGGTTTATAAATGATGTTGCATTTTTATATTTTATAGAAATATCGCAGAGAATATTATTACAATATATTAATATGTTTTGAATATTTTGAATACAAGTATCAATTCTTTTTGAATATTTTACATGCATGTTCATGCGATAATTTTTGAAGTTGGTATATGTTACACATTTACCATGTTCTATTTCTATTAAATTATAATAATCATTTTTATAATAATTACATGGGTCATCTGCCATTTTACGCATATTAGTATAAATTTCATTATATTGTTCTACCGTTACAATATAACAAAGTTCAAATACATGAAGTATTTCAAGATTTTTTTCTTTTTTTTTTGTTAACGCGAATAATTGTTTTTTGAAGTTTTTCTCGTCAATTTGTTTGCGAATATATTTGATTCTTAATTCTCTAGTTACATCATCTTTATTACACTCTTGTCTGTAATAATCAAGAACCCTTCTTCTGAAAAAGTCAACATTTTCTCTTAATTTGTTATACCAATGAAAGAATCTCATTTGATTGCGTGTATTTTTGAATATCGGAAAGTTACAGTAATATAAACTATTTTTATGTTTTATTAATGGAATTTTATCAAAACATAATATTTTATTATGTTTTTTGTTTTCTTTTATCCATTTCGTGTGTGCAATATTTGAAATGGAAAACATGTCCCAGATAGTCTGTCCATCCGGTAATCCACCGCAAAGAATTTCACCGGGTTGTCTTAAAATAGTTATTCCACTATTTCTTTTCCAATCAATGAAATGAGGATTATGATTATTACCATAATCAATTTTGCCCGTATTCCAATCAAAAGTTATATGACATGTCGTGCACCACATTTGATCACAACCATTTATTTTTGAAATAGATTCTGAACAACCCGGACATTGTTTACTTTCTTTATGAATAAATTTGCAAGTTTCTACTGTATCTGGATCGCATTTATGTTCTCCAGACATAATCTCCATACAATCTTTGCAAGTATGCGAATTACATAAAACGCAATTATAGTTTATATTTAAAAATCCTTCGCAATTTTGTTTTGGACATTTAGTAGTGAAACCTGATTTTTTATAATTTGGTTTTTTCAATTCTTCTTTTATTTCTTTTAATTCTAATATTTCAGCTTTTTTTTTTTGTAATTTTCTTTGATATATTTTTTTCAATGCTGCTAATTCATCATTGCTAGTTTTAATTTTTTCAATGTAAGTTTCCGATTTAATCATATTATTGGTATCCACCATTGTATCGGCAAATTTTATTTTTTCAGCATTGAATAACAAATCCATCCTACTTTGTTTGTAAATTGTTTTCATAAATTTTTTAGTAAACTTTTTATCGCAAAAATCAGGTGACCAACCATGCGCACATGATGGGCACATGGGGTCTGTATCCAATTGTAATATATGTATCTTTAGACAAGATATGCAACAATTTGATTCACAAAATCCACAATCCACTTTTCTCGCGTCTCTGGATCCATATGATTCGTAGCAAATTAAACATTCAGACATTATGTGGTTGATAATTTGTTATTGATTTTAAGTTATTGATAATTGATAATTGATAATTGGTTATTGATTGATTTTAAGTTATTGGATCAATTTAAAAAAATAATAATATAAAAAAAATGTACTTGTTTTATATAATGACTGATTTTGATATATTGAATTATAGTGTTGAAGAATTAATAAATATAATCGGTTTGGGTGGACAAGTTCCATTAGCAAATGAACAAATTGAAGAAAAAATAAAAGCTTTAAAAGAACAGTTTGAAGATAAATATTTAAACGATGAGGAGATAATAAAGGTTAATTTAATATTACGTACGTTTTCAAACAATACAATTACCGATGCCGATTTTATTGCTTCAGGAGATTTCAAAACAGAGCTGGTTAGAATAATTAACTATGGGTTTCCTGGTACAACGTTACCAGGAAAAAAAGAACGTAAATGGAATGATTGGTCAAGGAGTAATTTTGCATCAGAATTTAAAACACAATATTATAAGTTATTGAATAGTAATGTTAATTTTAAAGAATATATGGCCTTGCAAATGGAAGAAATTGATGAAAACGATATCAAGACTGCATTGGACGACGCGTTTAAGGCGAAGGAAGAATTTATATTCTTTTTTGATGAAATAGCCAATAAATTGAGAGAATATAAAAAAGACGAAAGTGCGCTGGATTACTATAAAGAAGAAGAAGAAAATGAAAAATCATTATTGGAAGGTGATTTTATGGACGAAACTGAAACCGTTTTAGCTCAGGGTAATATCGCAATGCCATTGTGGGAAAGAACGACGTTTAAACCAGGAAGCACTATTCAAAAGGATTATAAAAACCCTTTGTTAAAAACAATAATTCACCACACTATAAATATTGACAGCCAATATCGTTCAATTGCTGACCCCGTTGTTTGTATTAGGTGCCCGGATTCTCTGGAAATTTATAAGGAGAATAAAAATAAAGACGATACCGGAAATATCATTTCATCTACCCATTCGGGTTCAAATCCGGTAGTTTCGTCAAATAGCGATGGAAGTAAATTGATAGTTGGTATCAGTGGTAATAAATTATACAATTTGGAGTCATTTGGTTCGGTACCACTTGATATTTCTTTTAATAAACTTACACCCGAAGGAAACATTAATAAAGAATGGGTTGATATAACAATGAATTACAGGGGTAGTTCCATAGCTGTTTGCAATAAAAAATATATATGGTATTCTATTAGTGGTGGTGATGATAATAGTTGGCATAAAAGTGAGGTAAGTGTCAATTTGTCCAATGTGGATATTTCGGCAAATTGGACAGCGATTACGTCTGATTTTACAGGTAAAAATTTATTTGCAACCAGGAGTGCATCGGATGTTGATGGGAGAGTATTCAAAAATAATGGCGTATGTTATTCAACTGATTATGCAAAGACTTGGGTTGATTTATCAGGTGTAATAAAATTACCGGAACCATATAGTACAACTTTTGACATGAGTCAAAATTGGATAGATATTGCAATAACTGGTGATGGTAAAAAGGTATATGGTATTTACAAAAAAGATAGTAAATATTATATAACTAAAAAGGTAGGTGATTCGTGGAATGTTATAAATAAAGATATATATATTTCAAATGCATATTTAACAGATTATTCCTGGAATAAAATAGTCACTAATTTTTACGGTAATAAAGTATTTGTTATGACTAATAATCAAATATGGAGATCCTTTAATTCGGGGGTAAATTGGTCTAAAATAATCATTCCAAATCCAACAACTGAATGGACATTAACTATTGAAGCACAAGATATTACACAAAGTGTTGGTGCTGCAGTGACTCAAGGCTATGTTAGCGGTACTCTCAAAACTGCCTTAACCGGCACTGGTATGACAAGTGTAGTGATCGCTTCCAGTGCTACTTTTGTAAGTGGAGTGCAAGTTGTGATTGGAACTTTGACCACAATTATTCCAAGCAATGTTATTTCAGCTACCAAAACCAGTTATACCGTAATACATTCATTAACGTGTTCTCTAGATGGTTTGAAATTAGCTATATGGACTGAAAATATAAATCTACGTGAAAGCGTTGCGAGTCTAAGATTTTCGGAAAATGGTGGCGATTCTTGGAATGATGCTAGTACTTTACAGGGCGTAACTGGTCCTGCAAATATTGTTATTTCTGGAGATGGTGATAGGATACTCGGGTTAGATTACGATGGAAACATTTTCACCTCTAAAAAATGTATTGAAACAGAATTAACAATGTTTGATAGACCGAGTAATTTTACATTAAATTTGAGCGAACCTATTAAGAATATCTTAAGTATGTCGTTTAAAAGTATTGAACTTCCACATGCATGGAATGCGTTTAATAAAAATGAAGGAACCAATGTTTTTTATATTAAAATGTCGCGTGTGTATGTCCCGATAACAATTGAAATACCGGAAAATAATTACCATTACTCCAATGCACATGATATCCCTGGTTCCGATAGTTTGAATTTAATTACTGCATTGAATGAAGCTGTAAATAAAGCTTTAAATAAAGCTTTACCTGATGAACAGAATAAATTAGTATTTATTTACAAAGGTAGTCATAATATTTCAATCACGAATAATACCAAAGAAAAAATTACATTGTTTTGGCATTATGAAGATGGGGTAAAACCATGTGGTTATTCGGGTTTGGGTACACGGGTAAATTATAATCTAGGTACTTTACTGGGTTTCAGAAAAACTTTGACGGTGCTTCCCGTTGGTGTACCAGTTCCTGCTCCAGCCAAATTGAATTTGAATCCTAATAAATATGTGTTTATTTCGCTAGATGAATTTACAAACAATAAATCACCAGATACTTGCATATCTTATGAAAATAATTCTGCGTCATTTAATATGCCGTCATACTATGTAAAAACAACAATGGGTGCAGAAATGGACAGTGGTAAAATAGAAAAAGGTAATAAATGTTGGGTGAAGGATGATGAAGTTAGTAATTGTGGAAAAAAAAGAGCCAATCCCGATTTATTAAGTAATTTAACATCCAAACAAAGATATACGATTCAGAACTTGCGCAATGCGATAACTGGACCTAAAAACAATCAATATAGAAGTCCAATAATACCCAATTTATTGGATAAGGTTCAACTACAATATGATAATTCTTTATCGCCATCCCTCCAATATACCGCGAGGGGTATTGAATCTTTAAAAAAAAAAAGAGATTATTTTGGTCCCATAACATTGCGAAAATTCCATATTCGCTTATTAAACGAGCGTGGAAATGAAATAGATATGAATAATAATGATTGGTCATTTTCATTAATCGTTAATCAACTTTGTAATAAATAAGCTTCAACAAGAGCTTCAACAAGAGCTTCAACAAGAGCTTCAACAAGAGCTTCAAGATATATTACAACAACTATCATTTTGTATATAAGAGCAGGTATCTCGTGATTTAACAATTAATTTATTGTTATTTTTTTGATAGATACCCGGATGATTATTTAAATCAAATTTATCAAAAATCTTTTTAATTAAAAACATCTTTGTTTCTGTAACATTGATATCATTTTTTGCGGATACTTCAAAATAATCTATATTCTTTTTTTTAAAAATTTGAGAAATTTTATCATATGAAATAACGCGCTCAAGATCTAATTTATTCCCGATAGCTATTATAACTGTTTCACAAGTTTGTATGCGATTTTTATCAAATTCCTCTAACCAATAATCAATACTTTCAATGGATTTTTCACATGTTAAATCAATAACAAAAAATAAACCAACGATATTTTTATAATAATTTCTAATAATTGGCGCGAAACATTCTTGTCCTGCCGTATCCCACATTTGTAATGAGATCTTTGTATCATTGAAATCCATATTTATTCTATTGAATTCCACGCCAATAGTCGGCATATATCCCAAATCTTCACGAGTTTCGCAAATTCTACAACACAGGGCTGTTTTCCCCACACCAGCGTCACCCATTGTAATTATTTTAAATATAAATCGTTTCATATATATATATTACAAATATTTTAGTTACATGGTTGTAAACTAATATTTAATATTTATTTCCGAATATGTTTTTTTTGTTAAATTTTCAATGTCTAAAATTGTATCAATCATGTTTTTTGAGAATTTATCAATTTCTTTTCGGCATTTTAACATTTTTCTTTTAATTTCCGAAGACATTTGTGTCAATTTATCTATTAATTCTTTGTTTGTGAAATCAACATCGGTTCTAATAATAGCTTGAATAATATCATGTGCACATTTAATTTTTGTAATATCTTTATTTGTATGATGTAGATATATGACCGGTTTTGAGTTGATCATTTCAATCTGGAAATCTTCTTTTTTGCAAATACCGGATGCATTGGACATAAAAATGCCGGCACAGACATCAGTATTACTCGCTATATCCCTTTCAAATTTATCAATTTCTTTCTTTGGTACATTATTGGTATAGTCCTTATTTTCTAAAAGAATTTTTTTATCATTATGACATGTCATGATAAAATCTCCTCTCCCACTTTCTTTATGGGTATCTTCAATAATATTTTTGGGAAAAAGCATATTTAAATTTTGCAACATGGCGTCTTCGCTGATTTTACCTTTTATTGATGAATTTTCTTCAGTTTTGCACATTTTATTATGCAAATCGTTTATTTTTTTTTCACAATTATCGCGAATAGTATTTATTTTTTCTTGATGAATCTTATGGATTTCCTCAGTTCTCAAACGTTCTTCGCTGAAATGTTTTTCAGCTAGCTTATTTAATTCTGATCGTGAATCGTTATTTTCTTTTTTTAGAATTTGTATAGCGATATCTTTCTCTTTGATTTTTTCATTGAATTGCAATAGTAATGAATTGCTAATGTTTTCATGCAATTCTTTTTCATTGTTTTTATGAGAATCCTTTAATTTAGTATAATCATTTGATTTTTGATTTAATTTTTCTTGAATATTTTTTATAATTACTTCATGTTTTCCTTCTATTTCGGTTAATTTTTCGTTGAATTCTGAATTTTCATATCTTATATTTGTTTCTTGTATTAAATCCACTGCTGCTAAACCCAGCTCAATTACTTTTATTTGATTTTTTACATCTAATTTTAAAAAATCAAATACGCATTTCGTATTTGGGAACGGTATTTGTATCATTACATATATAATGTGTTAGAAACTTTTAAGTCTATTTGATTATTTTAAAATCTTCGCCTACATAAAATGGACAAATTTATAAATATGAAAGAAAAAAGTGATATGATATTGGAACCTTTACAAGTAATGATACAATTGGCGTTATTATCACATAGTCCAATTGGTACAAAATTAAGTATTTCAGAAAATCTATTACATATTCAGCAGCCTAGTTGGAATCAGGGGATGTGGCGTTGGTATATGAAAGATAATAAAGATGATTTGTATTATTTATTTCAAGCTATTAGACGTTTTTACATGTGGTATAAACCGGAAAATTGTATAATATATGCGAAAATTTTAGAAACAGCTATTGTCGGATTGAATAGATTACAAGAAACTTACGAGAATACTGATAAAATATCAATAAAGCATACTTTATCCCTGTATACCAATATTTTGAAATTGGAAACGCCTGATTTATTTAAAGGCACCGATGATCATGCGATAAATATAGATAATGTTTTCAAAAACATTACTAGTTTATATAACAAAAAAAATTTGGCAATAATATTTAATATTTTTAAACTATTGGAAGAGGAAACGAATGAAGAAAATAAAAAATATTTAATGGATGGGTTATTATTAATAACTGTACCAACTAACAATAAGATAAAAGGTTGGATACGAGAAAATTTAACATGTTAATATATATATATATATGATATTTAAAGGTGAATGGTTTGTATTAGCATTGTTTGGTATGTTATTGATATGTATAATAGATTTAAGTAAAAAATATATTTTGGATAAAAACATTATTAAAACGAATGAATTGGTTATTTATTCCACAATACTGGTGGGTCTCATTGGCGTTTTCCATTTTTTATTTGAAAAAAAATGCAGGTATCCTAATAAATTTGATATGAAAATATTGATTTTATTGTTTGGATTGGCAATTGCCGCATATTTATTTAATTTGGCATTCATACGTTCAATAAGTTTAGCACCTGATGTATCTTTAACAGGTATGATTTTATCATTGAATATTGTGTTAGTTTATTTATTTTCAAGTTTTTTTTTCACGTCATCTCCTGGATTTAATATTGATGTATTTTTTGGGTTAATATTGATTGTTGGTGGTATTAATATTATTGCTAATAATTTTTAAATTACGTTTTACTTTTCGTTTATTTTAATTCCGTTTATTTTAATCATGTAATATATATATATGATTAATTTAAAAGAAAAATGGTTGGGTTACTCTATTTTAGGTATAATTTTTGTATGTATAGTTGATTTAGGTAGAAAATATGTATTGGATAAAAATATGATCCGAGTTGATGAAATGATTATTTACTTGGCAATGTTTGCGGGTATATTGGGAGCTTTGCATTATTTTTTTGATAATAAATGTAGAAGTCCCACGGAAATAAAATCCAAATCATTATTTTATATATTTTTATTGGCTATATCTGTCTATGCGTTTAATATAACCTTTACGCGTGCAATCTATTATGCATCTGATGTAACCTGGCCAGTTATAATGATATCTTTATCAGCTATTTTCATATATTTATATTCAAGTTTATTTTTTGATGATTCCCCGGCTTTTGATTGGAAAATAATGACTGGTGTTGTTATGACAGTTGTCGGTTTATGCATTATTAGTATTTATTTTAAAGATTAATATTTGTATATTATATAAATGGGTGAAACGGAAACGGAAGCGAAAGTATCTGCAATAATGTCGGGAAAAGTACGTGCAATTCTTGAGGGAAAAGTAAAAGGTAAAAAAGTAGGTAAAGTAAATGGTAAAGTAAATGGTAAAGTAAAAGGTAAAGTAAAAGGTAAAGGCAAGAAACGCCAGAATAGCAAGAAACACCAGAATAGCAAGAAACGTAAGAAAAGTAAGAAAAGTAAGAAAAGTAAGAAAAGTAAGAAAAGTAAGAAAAGTAAGAAAAGTAAGAAAAGTCGTTAAAAATCCCCCCCAAAATAGTTTTCTGAAAGTTTTTTTCAGAAAACTATTTTCAGTGTTTATGGTCTAACGCGCTGTAAATAATGAATATCTATATTTACTCTTCTTACCATAAATAAAGTTTGATGAAAAAAAAGTGAACATTAGTTTGGAAATTTTTATTTTGTCTTGGGTTAAAAATTAAAATATACAGAGAATAGATTTGAAAAATCGCTTAAACTTAGCAAAACCTACATCGCCTAGGGGATTTTTGAAAAAAAATGAAAAAATTTATGTAGGTAGTCTATGTAGGCAACTTTTTCGGCGTATTTTCGGCGTTTTTTTGCAATATTTCACTGAAAAAAAGGCCCTTACTGACTGACAATTTGTACAAATCGTTCAAAATGTTGTTACCATAATATGGTGTTAAAAAAGTTTGCTGCGTTTTTGAAAAGTTGAAAATCGCAAAAAAATAATTACTCAAATATGTGGTCACACTGAACGCTATATTTTTTTTTATTTAAATATATTTTAGACGATAAAATGGTGACAAAAACAAATTCAACACCATTTGAATTCGCTGCATAATTTTACTCGTGAGTAAAAATTATGCAGCGAATTGGTGTTTATAGAATTATTAATATGTGAGCATATAATGTATTATTTTTGGGTCTGTTTAAAAAATATTTTTCGTCAGTGCGACCGATTTTTTTTATACGTAAATTTATTTTTTTTCAAAAAAAGTTTAAAAAACTTCAATATAAAAAAATAACTTTATTATATATACTAATGGAAAAGATGTTCAATTGTGAAAAATGTAAATACACAACTGGAAGAAAATATAATTTACAAAGACATTTCAATATAAATCATTGTAAATTTCATAAAAAATGTGTCTGTGGTAAAAGTTTCATAAGTAAAAGTGGATACAATAGACATAATAAAAAATGTTATGAAACATTAAAGAGTAAAAATGAAATTTTAAAGAGTGAAATATTAAAACTTAAAACACGGCCAATTCAAAATATAACTAATAACAACACGAATAATATTGAAAATATGACAAATATTTCAATAAATCTATTTTTGAATAAATATTGTGGTGAAGCGAAAAATCTCACCGATTTCATAGATACTTTAAAGTATACTTTGGAAGATGTGATGAATACTTATAATAGTGGATATGCAAATGGTATAACTAATGTGGTGTTAAAGGGTTTGGAAGATATACCTTTGTTTGATAGACCGATACATTGTACGAATCAAAAGAATGGTAAGTTGTTTATAAGAGACAATGATCAATGGGAGGAAGACACTGTTAAGAAAAAAGGAAAAGCGTATAAAATAATATCAAAAATGCGAAAGAAGCAATATTTAGCCTTACAAGAATGGGATAAAGCGCATCCTAAATGGGAGCAAAACGAGACATTATCTATAATGAGATGTAATGTATTGAAAGAGCTTTTGGGTGATGATAAGATTGAAAAAAACATGAAGAAGGTAATAAAGGATGTGTCAAAAGAAGTTCCGTTGAATTCATCTGATTATTCTCTCGGAAGTTTGGAATAAATAAAATATCTTTAATAATTAAATGGGAAATGTAATGTCAAAATTAAAATGTTGCGGGCTCTGTTGTGGTTTATTTAAATGCCATTGTTTTGCGCCAGAAGAAGAGGAAGTGCAGCATATTTATGATAATATTACCTCGGATGTGTGGGATACGCAGATTTGACACGCCGATTTGACAGGATTTGACAGGATTTGACACATCGGTTTAGTAATCTTTTTCTGAGAAATTGACTTTTGTTTTTCCAATATACCCGATCAGGCATTGTTCGGTGTTGAATATTTTATTAATCAATGATTGTATTTTTTTAGTAGAGACATTTTTAATGATTTTGATGTAATCGTTGTATGTATAAATTTTCTTGGTTTTTTTGTGCATTTGAAATAGAAATTGAAATTTAAAGAATGAGCTAAGTTTGGTAACACCTTCAAAAGAATTTTCATAAAAATGGATTAAGTGTTTATTTTTAACATTTGATAGTAAATTTTTAGATATAAGTTTTTTTTTATACGTTTTAATAATTTTGAATACAATGTGTAGTACTTCAACTATGTTTTTATCAAGTGTTGATATATCTATAGTGCAGGTTGACCCGCAAAAATCAGTATCAAATGAACAACTCGCACCATATACTAGTTCTTTTTTAACGCGTAATTCTCGCATTAATAAAGAGGAGAAATCTCCACCAATAATGCTGGATAACATGGATAAATATATGAATTCGTGATCGCCTCTCACGATGTTAATGGGGAATACTATTTTAATATCGGTATTTTTAGATTTTTCATTTTTAATAAATAGAACCTTTTTTTTGAGAGAAAAACATGGTTTAATGTGAATTGGGTTTTCTGCAGCGGGTTTTAATTTTTGACGCAATATTTTTATAATCTTATTTTTTTGAAATTTCCCGGTAATGACAAATAAAATGCGACGATTGTTAAATGTTTGTTTCAAGAACATTTCAAGATTTGTTTTGTTAAAGGTTTTCAAAACTTTTAATTGTTGTAAATAATCTTGACCATATTGCAACCCTTCCAATGTATATAATTTTTTATATATTGTATCCCATAGTTTCCAGGTGGGTTTATTCACATACATATTTAATTCATTTCGCACGGCATGTCTTTCTTTGTCAATCATTTTTTTTGAAAGTTGTGGGTTTGTAATGATGGAAACTATATAGTCTAATATAATATTTGTATTGGTAGCCAAACCTTGTTTCCAAAAGTGTAAATATGTATCGGTGGTATGAGCGTTTGAAAGTGTACCATACTTTTCCCAAAAATAAGAACAATGTTTTTTTTTACATTTTTCCCAAGATTCCATTAACACGTGTTCTAAAATATGAGATATTCCCGAGTTATTTTTATTTTCAACAATGTTTCCGCCATATAGCAATCCTTCAATGCGAATAACTTTTGAGGTTTTTATTGGTAATAATAAAATGGAAAACCCATTAATATCAATGATATTGGGTTTTAAGGTGTTATATTTTTTCCTAGTACCTTTGGATGTTTTTTTTTTTCTGGTTAGCATTTAATATATATGGATATTTTATTATAAAAAAAAATAGCTAATATTATATTATGATTGAATATATTGCGATAGTGTATATAATATATTTTGGTTCATTTTGCGTTACATTGGGCTATACAATATATCAGGAAAGACGTGTAGAGCGAGAGCGTATATTGAGTGAATATAGAATATTATCACACCAGACGCCCAGTATAGACACAAGGATAATACGCACGAGACAAATTGGGACATTAGAGACAATAGAAGAAGTTTTTTAAAATTGAATTAAAACTTATTTATATTTTGATTTTAAAAAAGATGACGGAAGATTTAATAGGTGAATTGGAAATAAAATACGGATTTAAAAAGGATGAATTGAAAAATGCTCGTGAATCTGCACCGTATAATTTGCCACCATTGGCGTGTGGTAATTGTGGAAGACACTTTTCTTGTGGAGGTAAAGCGTATCCATTACCAGATGAAATGTGTCGCGAAGATTGTTTTTTGGACAATATTTTAGTCTTAAAAGATATTTCAATGGATAGCGGTTGTAAAGCAATTATGTGGGTGAATATTTGTATATTTGTAATTATTATTTTAGTGCAATATATAGTACCATTAAAAGGTGAACAAATAAATCTTTAAAATATTAATATATTTTTTTTTGATAAAAATCGGGTATACTATGTGGTTTTTTAAATTGATTTGATTAATCTATAATTTATAATAATTAAAAAATTATGGCATATTCTGGAAACCCATCACTTGCTCAGCAAATTGCTCATGCACGCGTTAATTTCCCCGATAAACTGGCAATGTTTCTTGAATTAACGGATAATTCGTTTGATCATGGTGATGCTACGATAAGTGGTATTATTATAAAAAAGAAATCTATTGTTCATGTTGACAATGGTAATTTTTCAAATGATAGAATGAAATATGCTTGGTGTAAGAATACGGGGAATTTAGAACAATATTATACGAAAGAATCAAGAGAAAATAAAATAGGAAAATGGAATTGTGGGTTAACTGACGCGTCTATGATTTGGGGAGATATTGCGACATTGTTTATAAAAAACACAACTAATAATGTGGTTAAATATTTTATAAATACTATCAATTGGGAGGAGTGTGGTACAGAAAATAAATATTCATTTAATGTTAGAGAAGCTAATTCTGTGGAAGTGTTAATTTATCAAGAATATATAAATGTGATAGGTGATTGTAAAAATGCAACTGTGATAGAATTTGGTGATTTGGTTACTAGAAATAATAATGAAACAATTGATGATATGGTCAAAACATATAAGGGTGTCTATGGTGGAAAACACGTAAATAAAACTGTAATTATTGAAAATGAAAATAAAAGAGAAGTTATTAAATTCAATGATTATGAAACGGGTTCGCAATTTATTACACAAGAATATAACTATTATTCAGACGACAAGCAAAACTCGTATATAATTGAAAAGGATTTACCAAACACAGATCAAACATATAATTTAAGATTTAGTTTTAAAATTAAATATGGGATTCTAACAAAGGAGGAAATTGCGCGTGAAACGGAATATTATGGAATTTTGCCGTCTGAAATGTCTGGTCATCGTATTTTTAGAGGAGATAGATGTGTTTCCGGGAAATTTGGATTGAATTTCGGAGAACGCGGTGGTATGTATAGAAATAAAGGAGGTCGTGCGTATTGGTATTTTCCAACGGATGATATTGTTGATGTAATTTTATCAATAGGGACGAATAAATCAATTAGGGAACCCAATATTGAGGGTATTAAAAATAATAGTAAATGTATGGCGGGAAAATTTAAAGAAATTTATCTAAAAACCAATAAACTATGGGAAAATTATATGAAAGGTGAAAAAGAAAAATCAATGGAAGATTTGATTAAAATGGAAAAAAATATACCAAACATGTCATTAGTAGAAATTGGTAATGAAAAAGAATTACTTGAAAAAAGATTTAAGAATAAAAAATTCACAGCATATGATGGAGAAGAGTATGATGGTAGAGCTGGTATTACGAAAAGAGCTAAAAAAATATTAAGTATCCTTGTAGACAAACATAAACAAGCTTTAGATGCGGAAGAGGAATTTGTTTATTTCACGACGTTGGAAAAGGCAGAGGTAAAGAAGGCCGAGTTGGAAAAAGCGAAATTAGAAAAAGAGATAATGGAAAAACCAGAGTTATGGCAAGATATGATAGAAAAAGAAGTGGTAGATGTGAAAGTAGCAGAAGTAAAAAAAGTAAACGTAGCAAAAGTAGAAGCAAAAGTAGAAGCAAAAGTAGAAGCAAAAGTAGAAGCAAAAGTAGAAGCAAAAGTAGAAGCAAAAGTAGAAGCAAAAGTAGAAGCAAAAAAAGTAAACGTAGCAAAAGTAGAAGCAAAAGTAGTGGAGGTGAAGGTAGAAATAGCAGATGAAACAGAATGGGTGAAAGAAGAAGTTAATTTAGATGAATGGGTTCAGTTGGAAGAATTGGAACAAGCTTGTGGATTTGGAAATGGAGAATTGATAAATAGTCGTGAATCGGATGCAACTGATTTACCGCCATTATTGTGTGATTGTGGGAAACAAACTACTTGTGGGGGTAAAAAATATCCATTACCTGAAGAATTGTGTAATGGCGATTGTTATTTGGATAAAATAAAAAATGAAATAAATTTGTATTTATCTGCTAAATATGAAAACTTTGCAGATAAATACAAATTTATTTTGGAAAAATTATAAATAAATTTTATATAGAATAAAATAAAATGTGGATAGTGAAAAATAATATGAAATCTTGTTAATATTTTTTTTATTTTTTTTAATTTTTAAATATGGGAGTACCTCATAAATTCCATCCCACGAAACTTCTCTCGGAGTTTTTTTTTCTAAACATTTCAAAAAATCAAAAAATCGTGTAATTATCATGGCGAGCCAAATAACTACAGATGTTTTGAAATATAAATTTGTTGAAGGAAATAAAACAATTACTAAAAAAAGTATGAGAGAAAGATTGGCATGCAAAAGTGAATAAACCCAATTACGTATTTCATCGTCTTGAAAATATTTAATGTACATTAAAATAAAAATATAAATTAAAACTAAAAATTATACGAGTAAATCAACGGGTTTTTTTTCGTCTTTTTTTTCTTTTTTTAATCGCACCAAGCTTTCTAAATATGTCTTTGAAGCTAATCTTTGCGACAGAAGATTTCCGCTGAGGTTTCATTTTTACACAGCTCTCGCCGCCACTTCCCATATCTCTATATCTGCAGTTAGGGTTTTTTTTACACCCCTTCTTGTCAACTTTATATAAGCCTTTGTTATATTTCCCGCACCCCCGCCCAACCGGTGCTCTTTTTTTTGATCTTCCGACTTTTTTTGATCTCCTGACTTTTTTTGATCTCCTGACTTTTTGTCCGTTTCTTCTGCGCTTTCTCTTTTTTGTTCTTGGCATTTATATAAATGATATATTTTAAATTGAAAATAATTTAATATATAAACTATTCAAAAAAAAACTATCAAAATGATTAAAAAACCAACACCAGCATTTCAATATTATCTTAAAAAATGGAAAAATTTATCAATGGATGAAAAAATGCCATTTGAAAATCAAGCAAAAGAAGATAAGGAACGCTATGATTCTGAAATGAAAGTCTTGGAGGATATTGAAATAGCGGAAACTATAAAGAGAAAAATTTATTTACAACGTTCGTATGGGAGGGTCCCCTGTATTGGATTGGATAATGGTTTTTCAAGTTGTCAGACGATTGGTCCAGTTGAAAAGGTGGAAGAATATTCCGAAAGTGAATTATTGGAATTGAAAAAACAGGGTATTAATGTAAAATATAAAAGTGTTACGATAGGAAAATGTAAATACCCTCATAATGTGAGAAGTGCGAAAAAATGGCATGTGACAGTTTATGGATATGGGGGGATAAAATGCAAAGATTATTGGTGGTGTGTGCAAGAAAATTACGAAGGTCATGTCGGGCATACAACATATTATAATAACTATCAGGGTGACACGTGGGAAAAAAATTATTAAATTGAATTATATTTTCATTAAAACCATTAAAAATCATTAAAACAATGAAATCAATGAAATCAAAAATCATGAAAATCGTATCAAATGAATCCGCCGTTATCAAAGTTATTGTAAATTTTATGATGGTTGTATTTGCAACATCGTTTGCGCATTGGGGTTTTGTAAAATTCTATTATCGGAATTGCATAGATCCTTCTTGGGTCGGGATGTTTACAAATCTTATTAATTTGGGTTCTCCATTCTGTCAATTTATAAATTACTTACAATTTGAGATATCAAAATATTATGTGTACATTTGGGCTTCGGCAGGAATCGCCATAATTGCATATTTTGCTGGAAAAAAATAAATTATATAAAATTGATAATATTTTTGTATCATATTTTTTTTTTATATAAAAGTATATTTTATGATGTATAAAAAACGAGGATTTTTACTGTTGTGTGGTTTATGCACCCTTCCTATATTCTTAACGGTGAATGATCTGTATATGTATGAGAAAAATGTGAAAGAATATGAGGAAAGGATTCACCAGAAAACCAATACAGGATACTCTGCCCCAATAAAACCGAAATTTACCGGGTGGTTTTGGTAAATAAAATTGATAATATTTTTTTTTAAGTTATTGATATAAAGCAACAAAATGATGAAACCAACCAACAAAGCGGAATTACAAAATTTGGTTGATAATTGGGAAGATTTGGGTATAGTTTTGAACGACGTAGACACTTCACTCATAACGGATATGTCTCACTTGTTCCAATTTAATTATAATTTTAATCAACCCATAGACCAGTGGGATACCAGAAATGTCATAAATATGAGGTATATGTTTTGCGATGCGAAATCGTTCAACCAACCTTTGAATTGGGATACCAGAAATGTCATAAATATGCATTCTATGTTTAAAAACGCAAATTCATTCAATCAACCTTTGAATTGGGATACCAGAAATGTTATAAATATGAGTTGGATGTTTCGCAATGCAAATTCGTTCAACCAACCTTTGAATTGGGATACCAGAAATGTCATATATACGAAACGTATGTTTAGTTTTGCAAATTCGTTCAACCAACCTTTGAAGTGGGATACGGGAAAGGTTACTAATATGAAACGTATGTTTAGTTATGCAAAATTGTTCAACCAACCTTTGAAGTGGGATACGGGGAATGTCATATATATGAGTTACATGTTTTGCTGTGCAAGTTCGTTCAACCAACATTTGAATTGGGATACGAAAAAAGTAACAGACATGAAATGTATGTTTAAGGGTGCGACATCGTATACTAAAACTCTCTCTAAAAAGATTTGAAATAGTTATTCTGAGAGAAAGATTCGCCAGATTATGCCGCAGATTTTGCTGTTTTACAGCGTTTTTGCTGCGATTATGAGTGTTTATTAATTTACGATTTAATAAACACCAAATATTGGATAATAATGATAAAATAACACATCATTTTTTTATTTTTTTTTTTACCCCACACCTATTCTGGTGCAAAAATAAATATATATATACATATATTTGATTATGGTAACAAATGTACTAAATCGTAAATATAGTTACTATATAATTATTTTGTTAGCACTTATGGTAACAAAATAATTATTAAAACTATATAAACACATTTTATACACATTGTTACCATAATGAGATAAAAAATAGTTTTTTATAAAGTATTACCATATTATGGTAACAAACTAAATAAACATGTAGTTGTAATGTTGAATATTAGGCAGAAAACTAATGAAATAAAAAGAAAAAATTAAAATCTAACTAATTATTGATTAATTTATTTAATTTAGGGAAAACTTGAGAAAACTTGATTTCCTGGTAGTCTC